AATGAAATGACTTGTCGAAGATACCTTCCTTGCGTACACGATTGAGATACTTTCTTATCGTGTCCTCCGTGCCACTATGAGGCTTTACCAACCTGCCATCCCCAAAGGTACAAGCGAGAATGAAGTCTGACTTGGCTACAAGAGCATTGCGTGCATGGAATCCCTTGAGGACTGGAATCAATTCGGCTCCGTGGGCTTGGGCAATTACTATATCTGAAAGACTATTGACTCCTGCGTTCTGCTGGAATAGCTTGTGATAGTGATTGGCAGTCCCACCGGGGTTCTCATAGGCATCCTTATTTCCATTGTCATGGTATGAGCCATCTTCCCATGCGGCAGGCATGAAGAGTCGAAGACCGGGGGCTTTCTTATCCAGAAATAGGCGCACGGCAACATGGTCTGCCCATGCTGCCCCGCCTGAGACAAGGTGGGTGATAGGATAATTGCTTTCGTTAATCTGCTCAAGCAACCCCGAGGCAACTAAACACATTGCCTCGAAGTGCTTGCGAGATAGACGTTTGGCATCATCCTTGCGTCCCGCCGTGCCAATTATGGCCAGCGTGATTTCCATTACATCATGGAATGAAGCAGCCAGCCGAAGAAAAGAGCCGCCCAAGGCACGATGATAGGAAGCATGACTTTAGCAACCTTTTGCTCCATCGTCTCGTCCGGGTCCGTGACTGGCATCTTGTACTCGGTAGTGAAGAACCGCACGAACATGAAGAGACCCGCAGCTTGAAGGATGCCGAAGGTAATGTCAGTGTGGAAGACGGGCACGACGAACCATGCCCACAGTTTCACTGCCACAAATCCATAGGCAAAGATACCGTAGAGCCATAGGAGAGCCAGCAGTGCGAATACACCAATAACCGCCAAGAGTGCCGCAACACCCGTTTTATCATCAGAGTTCATATGTTTATGTTTGTTCAAAGCGGACATCCGCTCTGCTTCTTTCTCGAAGGTGGTCATGTCAGAAGGACACCAGCGATACGCCATTACGAGCGAGGCGCACACGGCTGAATGTCTTGAACTGTCCATCGGTCTTGGACAGCGGGGTTACGAGTTCGTATCCCTTAACGTAACGAGCATCGGCCTCAGTCACCCGAAGGTAACGGACTTTCATTTCGCCAGTGGTTGAATCGGGATACTCAAACTCCACGATGGGGAACTTCTCCACGGGAGTTGCCGTTGCTGTTGCTGTAGGTGTTGTCATAATTGCACGGATTGTATCAAAGAAGAACATTCATGTCAAGTATTATTGGTGCCCGCTACTCCATCTGGTCAATCATTCGCTTGAGAATGGAATACTCATATCCACCGTTGCACGCTTCGAGGATTATGATAACGATGGGAAGCACGGTAATGCAGCAGAAGAACAGCAGCATCCCAATTATTACATTCTTGCTTTTCATACGCCCCTCTTGAACGTCGGGATGGGTCCAGCTTGTGACGGCTCGCCATGTGGCGCTTCATATAGATATTCAGCACTTCTTGCTGGCGGGCAGTCAGTAGGGGAGTGTTACTGTTCGTGGGCACAGGGCAGGGCCAACCGTTGTTTCTCTCAAGGAATGTCATGACCCATTCCAGTTCGTCGTAGGATGCCCCAATGGCCCCCTCGTCAGTTCGGGCATCAGCCCACAGTCCGTCAGTAGGCACAGCCTCGGATAGCTCAGGCAACACGCCCAAGTCACGGCACATCTGGCGCACTTCGCTCTTGAGAAGGTCGGCGATAGGGCTAAGGTCCACACCACCGTCACCGTACTTAGTGAAGAAACCTATGCCGAAGTCCTCGACCTTGTTTCCAGTCCCCACCACTATCCCGCCGATAGGCGTAGCAATCTGATAAAGGGCAATCATGCGGAGGCGGCTCTTGGTGTTGGCGTACGCCAAGTCGTCGGCATGGTCGTACTTGGTCTCGTCGTAAAAAGCCTCGAAGGTGTCAGTGAGGTCAAGCTTCTTATAGACCACGTTCGGGAACTTGTCTTGCAGCCAATCAATGTGCTTACCAGCCGTGTTGGCGTGCTCTTCCTTGCTTTGGCAAGGCAGAACGGCGCAGTACGTCGGCAGTCCCGTCATGGCACAGAGGGTTGATACGAGGGCGCTATCTACGCCACCTGATACGCCAAGCACGAAGGCTTTACGGTCGTTCTTAACAGCATAGTCTTTCAACCATGCGACAATATCGTTTGCTAGTTCTTTCATTTTACTTTCCTTTCTTGGACTCAGCACACCGAGGGGTTAATTGTTGTTTCGGCGGCAAATTCAAATTCTTAGTCCGCTTGGTCACGCCAAACAGCTTCATGGTCGCTTCCATATCGGTATTGGCTTCGACTTCTGTATCAAAGTCTTTCGTACTCTTAATCATGGCATTGGCGAAGATGCCTACAGTGAACCACACGGGGCATTGCCAATCCCATTTGCCATCAAGCTTATGGGTGAAGCATTTGCGATAGCCGACAATCTTCGGGGCTTTCTTCTTCCGTATATTTACCCATCCACCAAAGACCTTGGGGCAATAGTAACTCGTTGGAGTAGCCATCTTATGCGTCATTTTACAATGACGACAATGAATAGTTTTAATTGTTTGTAAAGGTTTCATACTATTCCCAATTCACGTTTAGCTAACTCAATGGCTTCCGAATTGCCTGTGTGCTTACCGAGGTCATCTGACAATTTTATTACGTTTATTTCTCCATGCCCAAAGTTAGCAGTGACTAACTTGATGACCATGTTTAGAGGTTTGCACCCCACGTCGTTACTGAAATGAGTACCAATACCTCCGCAGGGTTGGGCAAATTGACGGAAATATCGGTCAATAGCAACATATTTGTCAGTATCCAGTGCATTGCTGAATACAAACCGTTTGTTAGATGACGCAATCCCAAGTTTCTTGTAGTGAGCCAGCATATCATTGCCCCACTTATACTCATCCCCGCTATCTTGACGGGCACCATCAAATAGTCGGGCTTCATAACTACCAAAGTCACGGAGGAATGCATCCGTTGTGAATGTGTCAGTAAGAGCTACCCCAACATTGCCCTCATAGTGTTTGCTCCAATGCTTCATCCACATTTTGTTTGCCATGCGAACGCCATACAAAGCAGAGATACCCATCGGACCCTGATGTGAATAAGTGCCATGCGAAATAATACCATACTTCATGGCAAGAAACATATTGCTTGTTCCAAGAAATCCCTTATAGTCCTTCATCATCTCAACTAATTTATCTTGGACTTCAAGTGAGAACCTACGCCGAGTCCCGAAGTCAATCCAGTGGCAACCCGTTTGACTCAACTTAGAAGCTTTCTCATAGATACGAGTTTTCCATTGGGAGTCTGTAGTCTGTCCCGTCAGGCGGAAATACAATTCCGAGATAACAGCCATCAAACATACTTCCCAGAAGATAGTACGATACCAATATCCGCTAATGTGGATTTTTAGAATGCCACCTTCTTGTGTAATAGTAACTTCGTGGGGGTCAAGTTGGTATGAAGAGAGCCATTCAATGTAGGTGCGCCGGAGAAATGGAATAGTGTGAAGCCACGCTTGTTCTTCCGCCGTAAGCCGAAGTTTGCTCAGATGAACAAGTTGTTCTCGCAATGCATCGGCAAACCCCACGGGGAAATCTGTCTTTCCTCGGTTGAAGAAATCAAATGCTACAACCGCTTCGGGGAAATCGTGGAATACCAATTGCCCCACCGTCAGCGTATAGAGGTCGTTATCCAGAATACTCGTTATAATCGGCAATTCAATTTTCATTGTAACCATTATACCCCACAATTATAAAATGTCAAGGGGCGTTTTTTGGAGTATAAACCATATCAGAAACGAGCGTTTTGTCACTATTCCATATTACAACTCGCATAATATAACCCGAAGAAAGAGACCCCGCAATTTTAGCTATATTCATATCCAATTTGCTTTTCCACGTCCATGTTGATTTGGTTTCTACTATTGTATTAGTACTTGGTATGTAGCAGTCGGGTAAATATCTACTGAATGAGCCAGACCAATTGTAATTTATTACCGGACGTTGAGTTCCTTTGATGACAATATCGGTCGGGGAAACAGAAGCAGATAGTAAATAATCCAGAGTCCAAGGCTCATATCCTTGGACCCACTCGGTTCTTCCATCGGGGAATGTATATGGTTTTCGTTTGTATTGGTTATTACCATTTTGTCGCAGCAGTCCATCATTATTCTTGCGTTTAGTTTCTGATATTTTTCTTCGTTTTTCGGGAGGACAAGGTATTTGATGTTTTCCTTTTCCCGTCGCACTTAGTTTGGCTCGGGTAGTGCTTGATGGAGATTTTCCAAATGACGGATTATTAGTACCGTTCTTAGCACAACTATTACATTTTGTTTGCTGTCGTAATTTGTTGATGCAGGCGGAATAAGACCAATAGGTCTGAGGGTTAGAACAGACGGGGCATTTTTTACACCATCTACCATCGGAGGATTGCCATATCAGTCCATTTAGGACCAATTCATTCTTTATACTTTTCATACTATCTGTGCCTTATAGGATGACGAACAATACTCTATACCATTGAACTATTAGTTGGCACAGATAGCTGGTATGTGGTGAGTATTGTTCGCCGAAATCCAATGTTATCTGTGCCAAGAATAAATATCATTGGGGCAACAAAAACAACCAACTATTTGTCAAATGGAAAGTTGCAATCGGTCAGCCAATCGCTTTGATAATGGGTCGTTCAAGGGCTTTCCCTTGTCCCTGTACCATCGGTTATTGCGAAACCACGGTTTGAAGTCCTTGCGGGTCAACCGTCTCCCGAGGCGCTTCTCAAAGCACCCAATGCAGATAACGTCATCCCGCTTCTTAAAAGGCATCGCCGTGAGCCACAACCCATCCCGCACATAGAAGTCCTCGCCTTTACGCCAAGGATGACAGCGGCAATCTGTACATCTGAGTTGCCGATGCACCCATGCCATTACTTTACGATGAACGGGTCCGTGTTTCATAATGTTATGCCCACTCCTTACTCCAGTCCCATAAAGTAGAAGGGTCATACATAACAGCGGTCTCAAACCCCGAAGAGACTTCACCATTTTCTACTAACATAGACATATTAGGTTTCATATTCTCATCCCAGTAAAACCCTACATCCGCCCATCCCAAATGGTCTCGGTCAAGGGCATCTGCATTGATAATGTTATGGTCCACGATTGCCCGTAACTCTTTGGAGGTAGAATCTTTGAGAAGTTTCTTTCGGCAAGCCTCGGCATTCTTGGAGTCCAGTTCCACTCCATAGATGGTAGAGAGGGCTTGCTTGTGTGTTATCCCATTCTGCATTTTTCTTTCCATCACCGCAAACAGAAATTGTCCATCACCGCACGAGTTATCAAGGAAGGTTTTGGAGGGGTCTGTGAATACTTCGGATGGCAACTTGTTTAACATTTCCCGTACCAACTTGGGCGGGGTAAAAACCTCACCCCTCTGCTTGACTGCTTCTTTGGTGTGATGGAAACCGTTACTCATATGCTTACTTAACTACGTTGCCATTCTCGTCCACAAAATGCTTCCAGAAATCTTTCCTGAAATAAGAAAATACCACTTTGTCTAACTCGGTTGTTGAGGTCGCTATCGCCATAGCCATTTTCTTAAACTTTTCAGTTCTCATCGCCGCAGCAATCATCGGCAAGACCTTTGGAGAATCAACTACCCCCCGACCAAATTGAGTAAGTCCATATTCTCCTTTCTCATCAACAAGAATATCTACCGAGCCATAATGCCCACTCGGAAAGATAACCTTGGGGATACCGAAATGCCCATTGTTTTTAATAGAAGAATACCAGAAAGTAGGCTCTCCCTTTACGTTGATGGAATAGAGGCACGGGTGCTGAAACTCGCCTTTCTTTTCTTTAGACATATGAGGTTTATCACTTCCATATGCAGACCTACTGTAAAGTATCTGAATCTTTTCATCATTCGGTCCCGCAATGAGAGACATAATCTCATCAATCATAGCATTCGGGATGACGGGAGAATTCCTCAAATCCATTTCTGTTGTTACTCCGTCCTGCCCCCTCACAGTCGTTTTACCTTTACTGGGGGAATTCTGCATAACATACCAGTCATAGCGAGTCTGGCATCCGAAAATTTTAACTCCATCTTGATGGTCGTGGATTTCGAGATAAGTAATGTTTTTATTTCTCATCGTCGAGTTCAAATCATCATCGGGCTTTCTCCATTTGGCTGGATGGACAAGACAAATATATCCATTATCTTTACACAACTCGATGGATTTTAATACGAATTGGTTCCACAAAGTAGCACCGCTCCGTCCTCGTCCTTTTTCTTCTCGGTCTTGTGAGGCTTGATAAGGCGGGTTGCCGCAGATTACGTCGAATTTCATATTAGGTCTCCAAGTTAAATAGTCTGTACGAATTACATTCACTCCATTATAACGGGGCATGGATGCGAACATTTCTTTCTCGGGGCTATCAGTCACGAACCAAACATTTTTTAGATTTACTCCCCGCTCATGTAAGCATTCCAGAACCCCAAGGGTTTGCAGAAGAAAAGTTTCGTCGGAGATATTTCCTATGCACCGCAACGTCTCAGTAATCATCGGGTAACACACGTCGGGAGGGGTGTAAACGTTCTGCAAACTGGTCGTAAATGCCCCATCGGTATAGAGGTCTTTCAAAGCCCTCCATATTGCTTTAGTCATTGGGTCTGTAGCGTTCATTATGGAATCAACATACCACACCCTTCGAAATTGTCAAGGGGAGATTTTATATTTCGCAGATTTGAAGGTAGCCATTATCTGCTCGTATGCCAATTGTTCGGCTTCGGTTGCCGCCTCGGCTGCTTCTGCTTGCTCACGTTCCGCCTTTATTTCGGCTTTTACCACTTCTACGTCATCGGGGGTCAACAAAGTGTCGGACTTAAATATGAGTTCTACATTTTTTATGTTGCTATGGTCGGTGGGCGTATTTACGTTGGCGACGAACGTGCCCCCGCCCGGCGTACCCGCTGGTAATTGGTCGGGGACATTAACGCTGACAAGCACGGGCAATTCAATCTCATTCATCATTTCGGCAAAATCCCGTTTCAAGAGTTTTTGAATTTCTCGCTTGTAGTCCCTCGAACCATCCGTCCACATTAGTATGTAAACGTATGCGTAAGGTTTGCATAGTTTGTTGGTCTGCCTCCACTTATGCAACTCTTCCGCCAAAGGTTTTGCTGCCCGTATCATAGCCAAATCATCAGGAAAAGAACGTCTTACCCGTCCAAGGGTCTGATTGCGTAAGATTTCATCCACGAGGGGTTCAAACGTCACCAGCCCATTGAAAGTTTGGACATTGATTCCTTCACCCAGCATTTGGACGTATCCTGTCATAGAAGGCTCGGATGCAGGCAAGTTTATTTGCTGTCTGAGGTATTCATGCCGAAAATCAGAATTCTCATATCTAACCCCGTCCTTGTGCATACCTTTTAAGCAACTAATCGTATAGACCGAAATTCCCTCTTGGGTCATAGCTTCTCGTGCTTTGCTCTTATTATAAGCATCCAAATCTAATGAAGTTGGAAACTTACCAAGCAACCGTGCTGCAATCTCCGAGGGAGATTTTGTGTCTCGTGCTATTCTCTCCTGTAAATCCCAATAGATAACTTGCATTATCATTGCTTGAGCGTGAGGGTCGGAAAGGTCATATCCTCCGTTAGCATTCTTAGGCACAATTTTCCCAATATCCACGTAAATTGGTTTCAAAGGGAGAATAAACCCCCTACGAATAAGTTCGCCGTTGGTGACAGAATAAAGAAGTTTATGTTTGCCTTCTAAATCAAACCCAGAACGCCCGTCAAAGGACTCGGGCGGGGTAGCAGTGAAGTATCTCACATGCTCCGATAGATGTTCCAACTTCTCAGCATACTCAAGGTCGGAGGTTTTCGTCTGACCGGGGCGGGGTTTACCACACAATCGCCCTTTGACGAGATTGTGGGCTTCGTCAAACACTAACATTTCGATGCGTTCCTTCTCTTCAACCAAAGCATCATAGAGGACGTGCTGAGACATGTAAGTAGTTATTACTACTAGAGGAATGTTTTTCTTTCGAGCATCTTGAATTGTGTTACTGCTCGCTGTGGGGCTTGTTGTGTTTGGAATGTTTCCGCAGCCTCCTTCGGTCATTATAGCTTCTACGCCATCCATATTATCCCCCGCCGAGTTGATGACAAGAAACTTCACTCTCTTGCCATAGATAAAATTGACGCACAGAGCTACAACTTCGAGGGTTTGTCTTCCGAGAAGGAGGCTGGGAGCGACTATGGTGTAAATACGATTCCGTTTCTTATTGTGGTAAATATCCATAAGCCTTGCGAGAGCAATGGCAAAAATAAGTGTTTTTCCTCCACCAGTTCCAATAGATAAGAGTCCAGTTAGAGCAAGGGACATTGTTGCCGATATAGCGGGTTCCTGCCACTCACTATCGGGTACTGGACATTCTACATTGTTTGCAGGGCGACGATATTCGGCAACTCGTTTCTTATAGAACTGCCAAAACTTTTCATTGGCAAATACAGATTGAAGTTCTGTATGCCCGATAAACTTTACGCTTCCAGCCACTCCCGGTGCCCAATCAGTAGTCAGGGTCTCATGGTACACTCCATTGGACATCAGAATCATTCCCTCTTTAGAGGATGGGCTAATATCAAAATGTTTAACCGAAACTACAGAAAATCCCGCAAGATTATAATACTTTCTCGTGACTGGTTGAGACCCCGTATTCAATCCCGCAATAACTTTGACGGTAGAGATAGTGCCATCTGTCTTGGAAATTACGAGTGTTACATCTTCGGCGAGGCTCCCACCAGTCCACGCAACAGTCCAACCTTCATATTCGAGAATAGCGGCATACAAATCTTGCTCTGCCAATCGTTCGTATTGAGCATAGCTGTCGAATACATTACGACGGTTGGGAAAAGATTCGAGAATAGCTGCTTGCCACGATTCTCTGTCATAAGAATTACATTTGGCAAGAACGGAGCAACGGGTCTTAAGCCGAAACAAAAATGGATTCATATTCATGGCAGTGTAGCAATAAGTGTCCTCAAAGAATCCCAATATGGAAACGAATCATTGGTCAACTGACATATTGACAAACTTCGCACGGCATCCTCAGATGTGTATTTCTTATCAGTATAAAGACCCCGACTCTCATTCGGCGTAATATAGCTTACAAAACCATCCCATCGCTGCACGAAGTCCTTCCACAAAATCGTGTTGGCGTTGGTTACGATTAAACAGGCGTTCTTATCCGAGGGACTAAGACCACATTTCCATATTGCTTCTTCAACAGTTCCATCAAGTCCATCGAAATGGGTAAGGGTAGTTTGTCCATCACTACGAAATTTTAATTGGCCGGGATGCCACTTTCCATCGTTACCTTTGTAGCGGAAGTCAATTCCCCAATCATGTACAGTCTCTATTTGAACTTCCCATACTCCCAAGGAAGGTCCAAAATGACGAAGGAAATGCTCCCCGAATGCCGCCTCAAAAATATCACCCACGGCTTCGTTTCCAAGTTTGGCTAACTCGGTTTCCCCCTTACGAGAAGTATAGTGCTGCTCCCCCGCTCGAATACGTTCCCCAAGTCTTACGACTCGTCCGTTGAATGTGTTGTACTTATTGACATTAGCAACCAACATTTCCCAAATGGGCTTTGGGATATGTCGCCATGCGGGATGCGTGTAATTAGCGTTTTCAATCATACTCACAACATAACACACAATGGCGATTTGTCAAATGGGAAGTTAAAATATCGTCTATTCTGGAGAAATCCGTATAGGCAATCCGCAGCAGTCGGATGCCCCGTCTTTTGGCATAGTCGGTCTTGATGCTGTCTCTTCGCTGGACTTCCCGCAGTTCGGTGGCACTCACATAATGCTTTCCCATCTTGCCACGGCGGAAATGCTGCTCTCCATCATATTCAATCAGCAAGTTTGCCGAAGGAATATAGAAGTCAAATTTCAATGGTCTAATGTCTCGGCAATCCGCAAACATTTTTTGCGACAAATAAACAATTCGGTGGGAAGTCAGAAACGACTCAATGCGAGTCTCTCCTTTAGAAATTCTACACCGTGGGCATCCTTGCCCTAACAAATGATATGCGGGTGCCTGTAAAAATTTGCCGTGGATAGGACATGTAATAGTTACAGGATGACTTGTTTTGGTATAGATAACTCCAGAGTAATCATATTTGGAATGGTGTATCTTATTCGCTGTCGCAACGAAATTCGCTACAGGTTTTCTGAATTGCCCTCCGACCTCTACCCGACCACACTTCAAACATCCATACCCCGTCAAATGCCCATTCGGAGTTTGTTGAAATTCGCCGTGGACAGGGCAAATGATGATTACTTTCGCTTTACTATTCGTGTAGTTTGTCTTGGAATAGTCGTATTTATTTCGGTGGAGAATGCGTGACCGCTTAACGAATAGCGGAAGGGTTAATCTTTTTGTACTCATATTCTATCAGTGCCTTAAATTGTAGGAAGTAGTACCAACAAATCATTTGACTATTTTGTTGGCACTGATAGCTGATTGTGGAGATACTACTTCCCGAAATTCGTATTTATCAGTGCCAAGAATAAATATCAATCACCATAGGAAATCTCAAACTTTTTTGACCTGATGGAAGGAATTTCCGTTAGTGAAAAAAAACCCATCCGACGTGGCAAATAACTTCATTGTAGCGTCAAACGGAGGATTGTCTATGACCTGAACCTGTTGGGCGGAAGCGAATACTTCCAACCTATCATCCACGAGTAACAGGCATAACCCATTATCACCCACGGCAAAGTTGATAGTATTAAAGGTAACGTCTTCGATTTTTCTTACATCGGAGGTACTATAGTCCTTACTGAAAACAATGATGAATTCGTCAAACCGCCCGTTTTTCTCCGCAATAACGACTACTACATTCTTATCACCTTTTGCTTCTATGACTCTATAACCATCAAGAACTGGTACATGTTTCGAGAAACAACTCCCCAATTTATATGGGAGCGTCAAATAGTAGCGTCCCAATAAGTTTTGTATTACAACTCCGTCAAACATTTTGGCTGAGATTGCCGAGAGATTTGCAACCTCCTTCACCCGATGCACCATCTTATTGCCAAAGGCCGTGAAGGAATTCTCAATAAGCTTACTTTTGCCAATCGTATAGAAAGCGTTGTTGC